TTACTTTCCCTGTGCCTTCAGCTTGTCGTAGGTCTGGTCTGCCTGAAGGGCTGCGGTGGTGAAGCTGTTGTTCTTCCACCACGCGACCAGCGCGGCCACGGTGGTGATACCGGCGGTGACCAGCTGCTCCACGGTCTGGCTCTCGATGGGCAGCACGGGCTTGCCCAGTGCAGACAGCACCTGATTGGTCAGGGCCAGCAGCAGGCAGGCGGTGCGGGCAATGGTGCCTGCGGAGATGGTGGGTGCGTTGTAGGTGTGTTCGTCCATAGTTAGGTCCTTTCTCTTTCGTGTTCGTCTGCTTCTAAATCAGCGATGCGGTGGTTGGCCACCTTCATCTGCTCTTCCAAAATGGGGACGCGGCGGGCAAAATTGTTGTGCTCCCGCACCTCCCGGGTCAGCTCTTCCAGCTTGGTGTCGGTCACGGCCTGACTGCGGCTGTTGGCGATCAGCACGCCGATCAGGGTCACCGCACCGGCAAGGATGGCTGAGATGATGCTTTCCACTGGTTTCACACCTCCATCACGGGGATTCCATAATCCTCTGCGCACTGGTGTTCGATACGGCAGCCGCGGGCATTCTTCCAGCCAGGTGCGAAAATTGCCACATCGGCCTTTGCAAGGAACTCGATGCTCCGGGCCAGATAGTCCAGCGGCTTTGCTGCCGGGCCGAAATCATCAAAGAAGGTTTCCAGCGGAGCCACATCTTCACCCAACAGAGCCTTTGCCTTGCTGATCGCGGAGGTGCGTTCCTGAAGTACCTGTTCATCGGACAAGCCACCCATGGGCTGGCTGATAAAAATAGTCTTGCTCATGTTATTCACCTCACAGCGTCCACCGGCTCTTGTTCGGGCGGGTGTCTACGTGCACCCAGCCCTTTGCCCGGCCTGCCTTGACCGGGTAGCGGCCCACGCCGCCCCAGCCGGGCATCAGGCTTTCGGCGTAGGCGGCCACAGCCAGCGGGTCAGTATCCTGCACCTGAATGTCCGCGGCCCGGCCCAGCAGGTGCTGGCTGGATCTGGAGCCGCCCACCTTTGCGTTGTGGCTGGCGGTGCGGTAGCCGCTGGTGATGGTCACGGGCTTGCCGAAGTGCTCCCGGATGCACTGCAGCAGCACCACAAGGCCCTCGTCAATGAGGATGGTGTCGGTGCCGTCGCGGCAGCGGAACTCCCGCACGCGGAACGCGGGGGAGAGCTGCGCTGCGCCGTCCTTCTTCAGGCTATACTGTTTGATCGCCATATGTATCACGTCCTTTCACGGGGTCAGGCCCCGATTTTCACGTTCTCTTCCAGCTACTGATCTGCCTTGCCCTCAGCGTCCTTACTGCGTGATTTCCTCAAAGCCGCTCTTGATGAGAATTGCCTTGACCTTCTCCTTCAGCAGGCGGGGGCAGCGCTCATACAGAGCCTTTGCCTCCTCCATAGTCTCAGCAGACATGATTTCCTGTGCCCACAACATCGCCATCATACGTACCAACCTTTCTAATGCTTGTGTGATTTTATGCATAAACAATCTCGCTCATTTCAAGCAAGCACTGTTTCAACATCTCGTTTTCTTTTTGCAGTGCCGCCACCGTGTCCGGCAGCTTCTCCCGGGCTTCGGCCTTTTTGCGCGCTTCTTCCTGCGCGGCCAGCTCTTCGGCGGTGTAGCGGATGTACCTCTGGATGGGCAGCTGCTCGGTCCACGCGGGTCTTGCCGGTACGCCCGGCACATCAATGACCTTCCGTACATCCCTGCCGCCGCCGGGATACTCCGTTACGGTCTCGTAGTGGCTCACTTCCTCCACGCCTTCCACGGCGGGGTGCTCCACTGGCTCGGTGTCGTCCAC